AGCTTGAGGTAGCGGTCGCGGCCCAGCCACTGGCCGACCATGTCGAGCTGCACCCCGATAGCCGTATCGAGATCGAAATCAATCGTCAGGTGCTGTAGCATCGCCATGGCCGCGACCATCGGCTGCACCAGCGCCGCCACGGTGTTGACGAACCGTGGCCGCGTCGAGTGATAGCTCGTTATGAGAGCGAGATATTCCTCGAGTGTCATACCACGGTCACCACCACGTCGATCACGGCGCACTGGGCGATCTCGCGGATGGCGATGGGGATGTTGACCATGCCATACGCCTGTCCGAGCTTGCCCACCGTCAGTGCCGTGATGTCATAGGTATCGCCCGCCGCGCTGAACGGACGACCGGCGGCGTCGCACATATTGGCCGGTAGCCAGAGCTTCGACCAGATGATCCACTCGCCGGATCCGAGTCCCGTGTGGTCCGCGTTGCCGATGTAATCCGCCACGCTCTTGCTGATCGCCGCGCCGACCATCGACGTGTAGCCGGGCCCCGCCGTGATGGTGATCGCCACGCCGATCTGGACCGGAGACGGAATGAAAAACCCGATGTCGTGCGGCAGCTCGTAAGGGTCGAACACCTCGTGCCGGACGGATCCGTAGGTGTAGCACCCCGGCGTCTTGTGCAGCAGGATCGTTTCACAGATGAGCTGGCTGTCGCCGCCGACCACCACCAGCGCGATGGAGTGCGGCGGCAGCGTGGTCACGGGGTCGGTGTCGTTCGTATCGTTCTCGTAAGGTTTGCACGCGGTCACGCCGTTGATGGCCAGCACCGACCCGGTGATCCCCGCGAGCACCGTGCGCGAGGGATTGGCGGTGCTCTGCGACTGCCGCAGCCGCAGCGCCGCGTCGCTCTCCACCGGAGCGCCGGGCACGGCTGACGTGATGTTGGTCACCGTCTGCCAGCCCAGCGTGATGGTGGCGATGCGGGTGATGGTGCCTTCGAGCGCCATCAGGTCGCCCGCGACAGCGGCCAGCGCGGTCACGTCGATGAACCCGTCGTCCGGTATGATCACCGAGACCGGCAGGTTCCAGCGGTTCGAGGCGTTGTCCATCGCCTGTCCGTTGATGATCACCGTGCCGACGATGCCCTCGACCCGCAGCAACACCGACGAGCGCGACGGCAGCGCCCGTTTCATGCCGTTGATCTTGACCATGCTGGACAGGCCCACGCCCTGGCTGGTCGATGGGCTGAATGAATTATACACCTGCACGCACGCGGCGTTCGCGTCGGCGATGGCGAGCGCGAAGATGCTGATGAGCTGGCCATCCTGCGTGTCCGGCGTGACCACGATGTCCTCGCCGTAGATGATCTGGAACTGCTCCACCAGATAGTCGCGCACCTCCGAGAAGGTCGGCGCGGTGATGCCGACGATGGTGACCTCGGCAGCCGTTCGGGATGGTGTCGTCGTCAGCGCGCCGCTCATTCAATACACTCCCGCATCGAGATTGACCTCGAAATCGGTGATATCCGCGCGCGGGCCGACCGTCATGTCCGCCGTCCGCATCGAGATCTCGGTCCCTGGCCCGCCCAGGATCCCGACCGCGATCACTGGGCCCTGAAGGCTGAGCGCCGCCGCGTCCGCTTCCTCCGCCCGCGTGGCCGCGCGAACGAATTGCTCGGGCCGGATGATCCGCGCCTCGGGCCGCTCGACCGGCGGCGGTGCCCGCCTGGCGGCGACTTCCTTACTGGACACCACCACCTTGCGCTCGGTCGTGGGCATGACCACCCGGCTTTTCGGGCGGAGTCGCACCACGTTCGGCTGCATGGAAATGGTCCCCAAAACGGGGGCTATTTTCGTGCAAGGCTCGCGGCTCGACTGAACCGCCAGCGCCCGCGAGATCCACGGCGCGGCCTTCTCTTCCCGCGTGACCATGATGGTGCGGCCCATATCAATACGCCCCCGGATCGAGATTGCGGATCGTGAAATCGACCACGTTGGCCACCGGGCCCTTCGTCATGTCGGCGGGAACCATCTCGATATCCGCCCCGCCGGTCACCCCGAGCAGCAGGACCGGCGGGTTGGTCGGCGCGGGCGGCAGGGGAGGGACCACGCCCGGCAGCCTGGCCGCGCGCAGCTCGACGGCACCATAGTCCGTGTTGAACGCCACCGCCGCCGCCCAATCGCGGGTGTTGGGATCCGCGAGGCTGGAGTAGCCGGTGATCTCGGTCACGTGCGGGGTCTCCAGCACGCGCCCGCGCACCATGACGTCGCGCGTCCACCGCGTGCGCTCGCCCAGCACCTCGGTCTGCCATGGCGTGCCCTCGTTCGTGTCGAAGGCCCACTGCCCCGTCCACAGCACCAGCCGGGTCAGGACATGCTGCGCCACGCCCTCGGGCTGGTCCCGCCAGAAATCGATCTGCCCGGATCCGAACAGCATGTCCCCATAGGCATCCATGCGGCGCAGTCTCACTTGCCGCCCGCCCGGCGAAAGATCGCCGCCGCGACACGCTGCACGGCTTTGCAGCCGACGCACTGGCGGAACCCCGGAACCCAGGACGGTTTGACCCGCACCGGCTGCGGCTGCGGTTTGGCGGTCGGAGCTTTCATCTTCGCCTCACGTGTTGGGAGTCGGTTTCTGACCGGCCTGGATATGCTGCGACAGCGTAACGAATGGCCCGCCGTGTTTCGCCGTGACCTCGGCCTTGCACTCAATCGGGCCGGTGACCACGAGCTTCGAGCATTCGATGGTCACCACCCCGCCGGTCTTGACCGTCACCCCGCCGGACTTGCCGTTCAGCGAGATCGACGTCATGCCGTCGTCGGAGCGGAGCTGCACCGCGTCGTTCGATACCCCCGCCGGAACCTGCGGCTGGCTGCGCAGACCGACGTGAACGATGGCGTCGTTGATGTCGTGCTTGCGATAGTCGCTCGGTTGCTGCGAGCCGCCGTGCTGGTGCCAGTTATCGATGGATCGTTCCTGAAACGAAATCATGCACTCGTCCCCCTCTTTGACGGGGAACGTCATGATATGCCCGCCGCCGCCGGGGAAATGCACCGGGACATCGCGGATCGCGGTGATGTCCATCGGCTCGATCTTGCCCTCGATGCTCTTGCGCATCGCCTGGATCGAAGGCTGCACGGTCGCCGTCATGGTCGTCGGGTCATAGGAAACGATCCGCCCTGGCATCGACGTGTGGATCTGCGTCTGCCGCCCGTCCAGATGCGTCTCAGCCGCCTCGACGTCGTCGGTCCTCCGCTGCCGCCAATCCAGCGGCCCGGCTTGTTTTGTCTGACTCATCCAACACCACCCAGTAAAGATGCGAGGTTAACCCCAAACCGAAATAGGTCGGCGGTTCGTCGGAACCTTCCCTGGCTGCCCACAGCTCGCCCTCGAAGCCCAGGTAGTCATACTGCTCCAACAGGTTCGCCCCGGTTACCAGCGGGATCCCGGCGGCGACCATCGTGCCATCGACCTCGGCGATATCGAGGATCCACGTGCCGTCAGCGTTGCCGAACGGCGAGCCAGCGTTGACGCGGAACTGAAACCGCAACAGCCAGGTCGGCTCGCCGAGCGCGATGGTGAAACGTTGCGGTCGGCCCTGCAACGGGATCTCGGCGACGATCATCAGAACACTCCCTTGAGGAACCCGAACGGGTGCCATTCCTTCCCAGGGAAGGTGTTCAGCAATATGCTGTTGGGGCTTGGTTTGACATCGACCGACTTGCCCGTTGAGTCGGTCGTCGCCTCGGTGCGCTGCGGGTCGATCAGGGACGACGCCGATGGTTGCGTTGTCGATCTGGTTTTGACCCGGATGATCTGGGTGAACTGGGCCTCGATGATCAGCGAGTATTCGGTCGTGTGGTCGGTCTTGGTGGACAGCTCGGTCAGGATCATGTCGGTATAGTTACGTTTCCCGGTCGTGATGCTGATCACCTCGACCGGTCGCTTCGCCGTGCCCATCAAGGCATGCAGCGACTCATAGACCTCTTTCGCCCTGGTCTCGGTGAAGCCCCCGAACGGGTTGGTGCCCGACAGGACCGATGACGTGATCGTCCCCATCGTGTTGGCGTTCGACCAGCCGCACTTCATGGTGAGCTGCGCGGGTAGCCGGAACGCGTGATCGGCGACCGGCGAGCCGGTCGATACCGGGTGCTGCGTGATCTGCACGCGGTCGGTGTGGCTCTCCTCGA